GGGTTGGAGACCTGCTGTTGGTTGGACTTGTTGTCTTGGACTTGCGAGTAACTACCTTCTTATCCCGATGGCAAATTTTGCGCTTGCTCTTGCCGATTCTACCATTGAAGTCCCTATACTAGATATGTCAACCATGATGCCAGTACTGATGGGTATGCTTGGTCTAGGTGCTATGCGTACCGTAGAGAAAGCTAAAGGCGTAGGGAGGAATAGATAATGGGAATGTATGGTCCGCTTTTACGACAAGACGCACAGGGTAGTAATGCAAATACTAAAACTCCTGATTATATTCCTGAGTGGCAAAGACCAACGTATAAACTTTTATCCGAGTCAAGCGGGAACAGTACATCGCGGAATGGTTATTCTACAGACGTTGACGGTATGGTAGACATTCAGACAGCACACATGGTAGGTACTACCCATCGCCCTGCGTCCACTTATATGGAAATATTCGGGACACACGCTCCATCAGAAATGATATCAGCTAAAGAAAAGTATTATGAGATGACAGGCGCTGACTTTAGTCACGAGCCAGATTGGGTTAAAAGAGAATTAGAAGCAAGAGTAGTTGACTTATCTTCCTCTGTTTCTCCAGAAGCAAAGAAAGCAATAACAAAGTTTCACGAAGATTTTGTAAGAGGTGACGCAGCTATAGGCGACCTTCTTGGAAACAAAGATTTAATTGAAACTTATAAAGAAGCCCGTAACGATGTTTCTTCTGAAGCCATTGCTGAGAAAATAAACAAAGAGGATGAATACGCTACCCCTTCTTCTTTACAAGAGGCTAAGGGACTTGCTGATAGAGTTTACATAGATACTTTACAACATCATCTAGATACCAAAGAGGTGGGAAGTAAAGAGTATAATCAAATTGAGGAAGCAATAAATCGAGGTGCGCCAGACTTCAGCAATCCTTCTTTAGACTACCAACGGCTAGGGTTAGGTTTTACTAATTCTAACTACAATCCAAGTATCACAGAAGCCGTACGTTTTCAAGCGGCAACTGTAAAAGATTATTTAGAAAGCAATAACATACCTTTATATCAAGAAACCGATAATGAAAGAATAGATGGAGGCAGGGTATATTTAAACACTGGTACAGCCTTGCAGTTGTTTGAGGAAGATGCGCCCTCTGGTAGTATATCGCAAGGGTATGGTTATCACGCAAGTGGGGGAGACTTAGGTTCTTACTCAAACTATGAACTGACCCCTCCGCCCAGAGAAAGTAGCAACCCTTTAAAAAAGGTTCTTAATGTAGCATCAGCTGTTCTTTCTGTAATGTATCCACAGTTTGCTCCTATTTTTCAAGGAACAAATACATTAGTTCAGGGCGGTGATTTAGAAGATGCTTTTGAATCCGCAGGTAAGGCATATGTAGGCGGTAAGGTAAGCGAACTAGCTAACAGTGAAATAATAGAAGGATTTGACAAGCTAGGTGTAGACATTACAACTTTACCTCAGTCTGCTCAGAATGTAATATTAGATACCTCTAAGGCAGTACTACAGGGTGATTCAGGCACAGAGGAGTTTAAATCGTCTGTAACAGGTGAGATTTTAGATTCTATTGATATTGACATTGATGCTCCTGACTTTGATTTTAATACCCCTGAGTTTATTAAAGACTTTGGAGATGCTGTTTATGGTGGAATTAAAGCGGTAGGAGATGTTGCTGAAGAAGGTATTAACATAGCTGAAGATGCTCTTAGACCTGTGGGTGATTTTGCTGAAGAAGTTATTGATTTAACCGCTGATGCTTTTGAACCTGTAGTAGATTTTGTTGACGAAGGTTTAGATTACTTTGGCGAGACTGTAGTAGACCCTGCGTTACAAGCAGGTTCAGATGTTTTGTCAAACGTAGAAGACGTAGCTAAAGCAGGTGGTCGTGTTGTTGACGATACTTTATTACAGCCTGTTAAAGAGTTTGGTGAAGACGCTATTAATAAAGTTAAAGAATTGGTAGATAATATACCAGAGTTCGAAACACCACAATTTAGTTCATTAGATATAGACTTACCAGAGATGCCTGATATTGACTTACCTGATATTGACTTACCTAATATTGACTTAAATATGCCAGAGTTACCTTTTGATATAGAAGGTACGCTTGCCCAACCGCAAGAAACACCAACAAATACAGAACAACTATTCGATAAAGAACTATTTAAATTTGACACAGAGATTAAGTCTACACAAGAAATGCTTAGTCCCATGATGAACTTAAGGAAGTATGGATAATGACTTATTTACAACTAGTAAACAGTGTATTACGTAGACTACGAGAAGATGAAACTTCTAGCGTTGTCAACTCAGACGATTCCTACGTAAAACTAGTAGGAGAGTTTGTTAATGATGCTAGACGTATTGTTGAGGATGCTTGGGACTGGTCAGCACTTAGAAGTACAATTACAGTAACTACGGCTGATAATGTATTTAGTTATAGCATGACGGGTACTAACAACTCGTTTAAGATATTAGACGTTATTAACGATACTTCTAACTCTTTTATGCGTTCCGCCAGTTCCTCTTGGATGAATAACGCATACTTAGTACAAGAGCCTGTTAAAGGTTCTCCTGACTATTACTCTTGGAATGGTGTGGATGCTAACGGCAATGCTTTAGTTGACTTATACCCTAAGCCTGACAAAGCATATACATTACGATTTAACATTGTAGACAGAGCAGACCCCTTTACGGATGATGCGGATAAACTAGTTGTACCTTCATCTCCAGTAATTCAATATGCAGTAGCTTTAGCCGCCCGTGAACGTGGAGAGACAGGCGGTACTTCAGCACAAGAACTGTTTGCCCTAGCGGACACTACGTTAGCAGATGCAGTAGCGTTTGATGCCGCTAGATTCCCTTCTGAAACTGTATGGACACCTTGCTAATGGCTCAACAATTACAGAACATTACAATCAACGCTCCTGCGTTTGCGGGGATTAACAGTCAGGATTCTCCTATAAGTCTTGACCAATCTTTTGCGGCTACAGCCAGTAACTGTGTTATTGATTCGTATGGGCGTATAGGGGCGCGTAAGGGCTATACTGAAGTATCTACCCACGCAAGTACAGCCACGTTATTAGGCTCTAGTAGAGGAATAGAAGCTGTACATGAGTCATTAGACCGTAGCGGTGATAAGGTAGTCCTATCGGCAGGTAACTTAAAAATATTCTCAGGGGACACACAGTTAACTGACATAACTCCTGTGGGATATACACCAACAGCAAATAACTGGAAGATTGTAGATTTTAATAACCACACATATTTTTATCAAAGAGGACACGAGCCGTTACTATATACTGATGAGACTGGCTCAGGTGTATTAGAGGCTCACTCAGACCATTCACATGCAACAGGTACTGCTCCTGAAGCTAATGAAGTTTTAGCCGCATACGGGCGTATATGGGCGGCTGATGTAGTTGGTAATAAACACACTGTATATTGGACTGACTTACTACAAGGACACCATTGGACAGGTGGCACGTCAGGTTCTTTAGACTTGACCACAGTATTTCCTAATGGTCACGATGAGGTTGTAGCGTTATCAGCACACAACGGATTCTTGATTATATTCTGTAAGCGTTGTATTATTATTTACTCGGGTGCTGAAAGCCCTGCTAATATGGTACTACATGACACTGTAGAGGGCGTAGGTTGTATTGCTAGAGACTCTGTACAACACACAGGTACTGACATCTTGTTCTTGTCTGACGACGGTGTACGTAGCTTCAGCAGGACTATACAAGAAAAGTCAATGCCCATGCGTGACTTAAGTAAAAACGTACGTACTGAATTAACCCAAGAAGTAAGACTCCAGTCTAATCCTATCAAGTCTTTGTATAGTGCAGATGAAGCCTTTTACTTGTTGTCTTTACCAGATAGTCAGACAATTTATTGCTTTGATATGCGAACAAGTTTACCCGATGGTTCTAATCGAGTAACCACTTGGTCAACTGTTGAGCCACACAGCATGACAGTACTACAGGACGGTAGTATTTACTTTGGTAGGAAAAATGGTATCTTTAAATATGAAGGTTACGCGGACGATGGTAGTGAATATTTGTTATTGTACTATAGCAACCCACTAAACTTCGGTAACTCTGCTAACCTTAAGTTTCTTAAAAAGTTTAATATAACGATAATAGGTAGTGTAGAATCAAATACAACACTAGTGTGGGGTTATGACTACACAAACGATTTTAACAAAAAAGTGTTTTCCAGTTCAAAAGCAAACAGCATACAGGCTTTGTTCGGTATTTCGGAATATGGAGATAACACAACAACATTAGTTACTCCTAGTAGCACAGGTACATATTTAGGAGCATTTAGTTCTGCACCTACAACTAGCGAAACAAACGCTTTGTATTACAACACAACGGATAATAAACTGTATTACTGGAATAGTACAGCTTGGATAGAAGAAACTACGGTAGATTCTTCTTATGTTTCCGCTACATATACAGTAGGTACTGATATACAACGTCCAAGAATTAACACTAACGGCAGTGGCGCAGTAGTAACCATAGGTATTGAGTCTACAATTAATGGCTCACCTTATTCAATACAACAAATAGACATACACGCTCTTCTAGGGAGATTGATTTAATGAGTAATTATACACCACTAACAAACTTTGGAGCAAAGGACACTCTTCCCTCAGGAAATGCGGCTAAGGTAGTCAGAGGCTCTGAATTTACAATTGAGTTTAATAATATAGCTAGTTCTATTGCAACTAAAGCTGAAGTCAATGCACCTTCATTTACATCTAATGCTACCTTTGGTGGGAACATTGTTGTAAGCGGTACTGTAGACGGTCGAGATGTTGCGACTGATGGTAGTAAGTTAGACCTGATTGAGTCGCTTGCAACCGCTGACCAGACAGATGCAGAAATTAAAACAGCTTATGAAAACAATTCAAACACCAACGCATTCACTGATGCTGACCAAAGCAAGCTAAACGCTATTGAAGCAAGTGCTGATGTAACCGATACAGCTAATGTAACTACCGCAGGTGCGGCTATGCTCACTGGTGCTGGTTTTACTGGTAACGTATCAACTACTGGAACTTTAGCTACAGGCGGCTTTACGCTTCCTGCTACTGATGGTACAGCGGGTCAGGCTTTGTTGACCAACGGAAGCGGTGCGGTTGCTTGGAGTGACGTTACAGTAGATATTTCTGGCAAAGCAAATTTATCGGGTGCGGCATTTACTGGTGATATTAGTTTAGACACAGATAAAGTATTTTTATCGACCTACAACAACATAGGAGGCAAGGGTCGTATTGGTGTTGGCACAAGCAACCCTTTGCACCATCTTGATATTGTTCAAAGTGTTAGTAGTGGTGCTTCTATAAGACTTGCAGTACCTAACACTAGAGTCGGTGAATTAATATTTTACAACACCACTGGAGATTTTAAAGGCGGTTCGGTACGGGGCGGACTGCTAACTAATACAGGATACGTAGATATAAACGCATGGGTAAGCGGTAATTCAACTCCCTCTAATTATTTAAGAGTAGCAACAAACAGTACTTCTTCTTCCAGACCATATGCAAACACATCAGACGGGCAAGACATACAAGGTCATTTTAGTTTTCATAACCCTTCTTCAGAGATATCTACAACAACAGCTTTTGGTGTTAAAAACGAAAGGAATTACAGCAGTTATGGTGATATGTGGGTTTTAAAGCTAAGGGATGGTTCTAACTTTACTAAAGGCGGTTTGGTTACAGATGAAGATGGTAAACTTGGTTTACTAGACTATACTTCAGAAAAAGGTGTTACTGTTAGTGGTACAAGTTTCATGCCTTTTGCAGTTAACGATGTTAGTTTCCAAGGAGGTGCGTATGAAAGGTTGATGGGTTCTCAAATAACAGCAACCACTGCGCTTAACTTAGGTAGGTCTACAAACAGATGGCAAAGAGCTTATTTATCAAATAACCCCGATGTTTCATCAGACCAACGCCTCAAGCAAAACATTGAAGATGCAGATGATGCAGGTAGCACAATAGATGCTATACAGGTTAGGAAGTTTGACTGGATTGAAGACGGTAGACATCAAAGCTACGGTATGATTGCTCAGGAATTAGCAGAGGTATACCCTGAAGCGGTAAGCGTTCCTGAGAATGAAGAGGATACACTAGGTATTGCTACTGGAGACTTAATACCTATGCTAATTAAAGAAGTACAATCGCTACGTAGTCGTGTAGCAGAACTGGAGAATGTATAATGAGTAACTGGTTTACAGATTTACTAGGTGCGGGCGCAGGTTATTACAACCAAGATAAAGCGGCACAAGCGGCACTTGAGTTAGGGGAACAAAGCGCAGAGAAGCTGTATGGTCTCGGTGAAGACGTAATGGGAAGGGCTGAGTTTAAACCCTTTACTGTTACTACAGGGCTAGGTGGTGCTACTACAACACCTGAAGGTGGTTATTCTTTACAGATGTCCCCTGAGCAACAAGCCCTTCAGAACCAACTGTTAGGCCAATCACAGGCTTTGTTCGGTCAGGTAGGGGTAGACCCTAGTACAGCACAGGCTGACCTGTATGAGCAGATTAGAGCCACTCAGCGTCCTGAAGAAGAACGTCAGCGTTTAGCATTAGAAGAGCGTATGTTATCTCAAGGACGTATGGGCTTAAGTTCATCAGCATACGGTGGTGCTTCTCCAGAGTTACTAGCACAAGAGACTGCTAGACAAGAGGCTATGTCCAGAGCAAGTCTAGGGGCTAGGACACAAGCTATGGCTGAACAGAAGCAAGCACTTGATGCGGCTACTGGTTTACTTGGTGCAGGTTATACTCCACAATCACAAGCCTTAGAAGCATTACGTATGGGTACTGAGGTAGGTAAAATAGCGGACATCGGTAGAAGTACAGGTGCTGAGTTGTTCGGTAAAGCAGGTCAAGCGGGTATTGAGGCTCTTATGCAGGGTGCTGAGTTAGCGCAAGGACTTGAGGCAAGTAAACGTCAAACACTTACTGAAGCATTGTTGGGTAAAGAGCCTACAGTCCAAGAGCAAATCTTAGCGAGTGAGTACGGCATAGACTTAGGAGACATGGGTGGTATGCTTGGTGGTCTTGGTGGTTTCTTGGGTGACTTGTTTGGTGGCGATGATAATAATAGTGGTGGTTATACTTCTACATCCCCAGTCTCTACTCAAATAGGACAAGCAATACCTTCAGGCATTAACAACTTAGGAAATTTATTTTAGAGGGAAATACTAATGGCTAATAGAGATATTGCAGGATTATTAACAGGCATCCCTAGCGGTGGTATTGACCCTCGTACACAGATGTCAGGTAGAGATATGCTCGTACAGAGTGCCTTAGCAGGTCAACAACGTATGGCGGGTGGCTTACGTGGTATGTTAAACATGGGAGATACTCCTCAACAGCAGATACAACAGAAGCTAGGTGAGGATATTCAAGGCTTTGACACAAAAACTATTGATGAGCAGAAGAAGTTAGTAACCTTGCTTCAAATGTCAGGTCAAACAGGACTAGCAACACAGTTAGCATCTCGTTTAAAAGACAACATGGCTACAAAACAACAAAGTCAAAAGTTAGAGTTGAATAAGAAGTTAGCTGAGAAACTATATCCTGATACTGAATGGGCGGCTGACTTTGCGGCTCAAGGTGTCCCTCTGTCCACCATTAAAGAATTAACTGCAGATACTAACGAAGATAGAAATGCGACTTATAATTGGGTTGTAGACACTTATGGTAAAGAAGAGGCTGAGAAACTTAAACCTGTTATTATGACTGGTCAAGTAAAGCCGCAAGATATACCTAAACTAATACCTGACGATTCTGTGAGCATATCCTCCAGACAGAATGTTGATTTCATAGACTCTGACGGGAAGGTGCAAAGAGCTTTGATTCAGTTTGCGGGTGATGGGAAAACCTATGATGCTACAGGCAATCCAATAGAACTTCCTGAAAACGCACAGATTTCCGTTGTAGGTAGAACAGCCGCTGACGTTACCTTTGAAAGACAAGAGGATGGTACGTTAGGTGCGCCTCTCAGCGACAAGCATAAAAATGAAATAATAGAAGATATTAATGGCTCTATTGCGCTTCTGGACGAAGTTGAAAAAATAGGGACGGAAGAGTTAGAAAACACTTTAACTTATTTAGGTAAGACAAAAAGATGGGTAGGTGGTATATCTAGCGCGCTTCAGGTAGGGGAACTAGCAGAAAGTAAAAACAAAGTTTTAAAAGCTATAGGTGAAAAGGCTGAAACCCTAGAGGACTTTGGTGGCGAGTCTACTATAATTTTTGATAAACTAGCTCAGTACTTTAACAAAAGAAGACACGACATCACAGGGGCGCAAGCATCAATAAAAGAACTTGCAGAGTTAAGAAAAGGATTGTTAAGTGGAGAAAGTAAGCCTAACGAAGCCAAGGCTCGTATCGCAGAGATTATAAGAAGAGAAAGAGCTTCCATTAAAAGAAACAAAATGCTTCTTGAGAAAAATCTAATGTCTTGGGATTCCTATACAAATGTACCTGCTTGGTCTGAGGATAGACTAGACCTCATAGGCGAGGAAGAGCAAAGCGTAACACCTACTAGTATTATTAACACAGCATTGGGGATTGACGGATGACAGACATAAATGTAGAAGATTTAAGAAACGCAGTCAATGCTCTCGGTAAGGACAAGCTAGTTGAACAGTATAGTCCAGAGCAACTTGTTGCGTTAGAGAATCTACTTGCTCCTGATGAACAAGCCAAACAAAGAGCGGCTGAACTTTTAGGTAAAGACAGACCGCAGGATTCCATACGTCCTATCACTGAGATGGAGTCAGAGGCAGGTAAACTAGTAGGAGGTTCTTTAGCTCCTTTGCTGACAACAGGTAAGGGCGCACAGGTAGGGGAAACAGTAGGTCGTGTAGTAGGCGCAGGAGTTACTAGAACCCCGCAGGGTGCAGAGAT